TTGTTGTGGTATTGACAAAGATAGTAATGTCCCGGCTATATGTCAAGCGATATGTTTCCTACGTCCGCTGGATGTTCCCCGGTTTCCCACCCCCATTGGTCACGAGGGGCCAGCATGCCCCCATCCATTGAGTACTCTCTCCCGCAATCGCAGGTATTTGTGAACTGCGAGAGGGCTACCCGCCTACCGCAATCACACTTCCCTATTGCAGCCTCAGCGTATGAGCGCCGACAAACCTCAACCCCTTGCGGTGCGTATCCTTCCATCTCTCCCGCTCTGCACTTGCGGAGGTTCTCAATCCCCGCTGGTGCCATGATCGATTCATCGACCACGCCGTGCTTGTCGCAGTCAAAGCTAAAGCCGCGACCTCCCGGCCCCTGCCACATAAGATGGTACTCGACCACCTCTACTCGCTTACGCTCGCTGAGAATTTCCATAACTTACCTTTCTGTGTGGTGTAGTCGCATAGCCTTGGAACTATGCGGGGCATTACGGCCCGATGGGCCGTCCTCTGCGAGACTACGCTACGAGTTTATCATTAGCCAGTGGTCGCGATCCGGGATGCAGTCATCGTAGCAGTCATCGCATAGCACCCCATCGCCGCCATCGTTGTCTGCAAACTCACATTCTTCGACCTCAAGTTTCTCGCAAGCGTTGCAGTTTCTCCGGATTCCGGAGTCCGGAGCGAGTTGTCTCTGATTATTGCAGTCCATACTAGCTTGCCTCCCCTGAGCGAATAAATTGTAAGCTAAACGTGATGTGGTAGTTGGATGGGACGACCCGTCCCGGAACTTTAGTGTAGTCGTAGAATTGGACATCGGGAAACATCTCAAACAACTCCGGAAAGATGCGCTCCCACCGGAGATCTGAGGTACCGTTGAGCCGCACCGCCGGGATCTTGTCCTCTCGCTTTGCCTTGCGTTCCAAGGCGCGTACCTCTTTGACCAGCATAGCCTTATAGGCTGGTCGATCATTTAAGAATAGCGCGGCGCGGCGTTGCCTTGCTTCTTGCACGTTGTCGAATACACCCCGCCCGGATTCGTCAAGGCAATACATCCAACAGGGCTTAGTGCTATCGGTTTTCTTTGCCTTGCCCTTGCTCCGGACACCTTGCACCGTACCACCGGGCGCGTCTTGGAATCTCCAATCGCTCTTATCCGCATCGTGGACCGGGAAGCCCCAAAAGGTAGCGGGAAGCGGATCGCCTTTCTTTATAGCAAAGACCACAGCGATATTGCCGCCACCTTCTAGGAATTCCCGCGCCTCTTTGTCGTTTGCCTTGTGAGCAAACGCGCAAAAGTTCGCGCCCGATTTGGTATACGGGGGGAGGTGCTGAATTGCACCTAAGATATTCTTGCCGTCCTTCGCAGTCTTGGCGTTGTTTGCAGCAGCAGTTAATAGTGCCATGAGTTACTCTCCCTTTTCCGGACTCCGGAGAATTCCAGATGTCCAAGTGTTTGTGTGTGGTATTGACAAGATAGCAAAGAGCTTGCCGCTTGTCAATACTAAAATTTCTTGCTGTATTTTCTCCGGACGCGCCTTTTACGCATAACCGCATAGATAACCAGCACAGCATACGGTCCGATTAATAGCAGCGCCTCCGCACCCGCTTCTATCCACAGGCTCATTCTCCGGACTCCGGAAAACCTACAACGTACTCCGGGTCTAGTTCCCACAGTTCAAAGAGTATGTCTTTTTCCCCGCCCAGCTCTATGTAGTAATCACACGCTAGCGCCTCCGCTTGCGCGTCTTCGTACGCTTGCCCACAGGGCAAAACATATTCCCCCCTTGCGATTTGATGCCAACTCCCGGTCCCGTCTATTTGGTCCCGGAGTTGAAGGGGCTTAGTCCATTGAACCCGCATAGGCCACCGGGATTGATTAAATTCAGCACGTTGCCGGGTTAATTCTTCCCTACTACCCGCCTTTAAGGAGCAACGTATAGGATTGACGTACTTGTAAAACCTATTTTCTCCGCTATGCTTTGCCATTTTATTTTCCTTGCCTTTCAATTGCAGCCATTGACTGGCCCAATAAGTGAAAACAATTTATCAGAGTTTGCTTGTCTAGTGTTTCGGGATCTAGATCTTTAATGCAATCCCAATTTGTACGGATGCATTGCGTATCAGCCCGGAGTTTATTAGACATTTCTGATTTTGCTTGTTTTACTTCATTCACGATACGCCCGGAAAAATCCATTTCTTGCCCCCTCTATTTAAATTGTGTTTCGGCCATATGGCCATTCTCAAGGGTAGTGAAGCTCTACCCGACACAATTAGAAAACATTTTCCGGAGTCCGGAAAATTCTCCGGACTCCGGAAAAGTTATTTATTTGGCGCTAGCCATAGCGGAAAGAATAGTGTTGAAATCCGCAAGTTTAGCTTGTAGTTGGGCTTTAGTTCCCTTGCCGTCAATAGCGTCTTTCAACGATATTGTTTTGGTTCCGGGATCGGCGCTAGACAACTCCTTTAGAATTTCTTTCGCAATTTGCCTTGCCATTGCCACACCCTTGTCGGTTTTAATGGGCTTTTTTGTATCGGTCTTTTTATTCTGTACTTTGCGGCAAGTTTGAACATAAGCCCGGACCTCCGTGGATTTGAATAATTTTTGATCGATCAAATGAGCTACAATATTGGCAATGTGATTGTTGAAATTTTTAGGCTTAGCTAGCGGGGCAAGTTCAAAAATAGCCGATATCCCAAAATATTGGGATAGGTTGTTGTAAAAGGCGGCACTAGGCATTGCCTCGAAAACTTGAGCCGATTTCAACCAATAGCTAAAACTTTCCGGTTCAAGTCCCGCACCTACCCGGCTTTCCATATAGGCGGTAGCAATCTCACTTCTCTTTATCGCCTTTAGATCGCCCCCATTGGCATCCACCTTGACTAGGGCCGCGATAAATGCCTTGCCGACCTCGTACACTTCCCTTTTTTGGGAAGCGGCAAGGGACGTGCCCCGCTTGACGGTCAGAGATAGGATATAATCGGCGGCCAGTTTGATTTGATCAGTCATGATGTAACTCCCTATTGAAAAGTGAATGAATGATATTGAACGTCCAGAAATTCTAATACCGTCAATTTTAAATGTCAAGGTTTATTTTCCGGAGTCCGGAGAAACTGAACTTGCTTATAAGGTGTATAAGGGGATTTTGAGAATAGGCCATATTTAAACAGTTGTTGTAAGGTATTGACAAACAAGGTAGTTAGAGACTTTTTTCGATAAAAGTAAAAAAAAGTTCAAAAAACATTAAAAAGAGGGAAAAATGGCGGTGACCTAGCAGGTTAATCAAATAAAATTAAACTGAAAAGGTATGGACTCCGGAGTCCGGAAAAGTGTACAAATAGTCTGTATTGTGGCCGATATTTAGACAGGTAAAATAGCAACAAACAAGGGAATATATAGGGCAATTGTGTTGATAGATCTATATGATTATATCTACTGAACTTGGCTAGGGTTTAAAGGGGTTTAATAAGGGCAAAAAAGGTGTGAGAATAGGCCTTAACCGTTAAAGTGTTGCAGGACAATACCTTATAGATGCGACCTAATAATGGCCGATAATATCGTTAAGTAATGGCGCTAAACCGTTGCGAGACAGTCATTTACGGCGTCGATACCCTTAAAACGGCAACATTTTCCCTTGACAAAGGTCACCTTGGCACTTTCAGGGGCTAAGTCATTGCGGCACAACGCTTTACGATGGGAACATTCTGCCCATGCAATATTTGCAGCACTGGGAAAAGATTTCTCTTGACTTTGTAACTCGCTGCGGCACAACAACTTGCAAATAGGAAAAGGTTTCCCTTGACAGGCGCGGCTACTGGGCAGGTCGCCCCCGGTGGCGCGGGGCCTAATAATAAACACCTCCCTACTGAGTGTACCATTTTGCTCCTTATGTACATTATCTATGGTACACGCGACATTATTGCTCCAGTAAGGCTAACCACGTGGTATATACCCCTATTCTTCAGTATTTTAATTTCCAGTCTCTTGCATTGAGATCAAAACCACTGTATCTTACTTTGTGTATGAACGCTATCCTTAAATTAGTAGAGAAGGCAAAGCCAGTTAGGGGGAGTCGCATGGCTCTGGGGCAAAAGCTGGCTTTTCTCAAGGCGCTAGAGGTAACTCCGGGGAATATCTCCAAAGCCTGTCGCATTGCTAAGGTATCTCGCGGTGTCGCCTATCATCAGAAGAAGGTGGATGCCTTATTTGCGGAGTGCTGGGAAGAGGCGCTGAACTCTAAGCTTGATGACTTGGAGCAAAAGCAACTTGAGGTATCGATGGAAGATACTCATGCCCGGCAGTGGACTTTGAGCAGACTTCGCAGGAACAAGTGGGGTGATAAGCAGTTAATTGAAGTGGGGGGCGAGGTTGATCACGTACATTCTGTCAGAGAGATACCGACAGACAAGCTTGAGAGTATGGTGAGAGACCGTCTTAAGCAGGACGCTGTGGAAGCGGACTTCGTGGAGGAGGACTAATCTTCGAAGTCTTCATTATCCGCTAGCCATCCCCCTTCATCAATACCTTCATCAATACCTTCATCAATACCTTCATCACTTTTACTTTCATCAAACACGAGAGAGCTTTCCGGCAATGCGATTGATAGGGCGCATAGTATTTGTTCCCATCTATCAATTGTCAATAGGGGAGCAACATCATTTATTAAGCTATCAATTACTTCTATAGCTTCTTTTTTTTCTGGATTAACATAGTCGTATGTGTCACGTATATTTGTCATTGTTTCGCCTCGTCATACTAGCTGTCAATACTATTAGTCTGCTTGTCTCGTATCGCGCAAGATATTCTAAACGTAAGATTGCTTTACGAATTAAGCAATTATCCGTATATTATATACACAAACTCTAACCGGGAGAATGCACCATGGCTTCAAAAGGAAGTGTGAACAAGGTCATCATTGTCGGGAACTTAGGATCTGACCCAGAGTCTAAGTCTGCTGGTGACACGCCTTTAACTACCGCCAGTATCGCAACTTCGGAAACGTGGAAGAACAAGGAGGGAGAAGTTCAAGAGCGGACTGAGTGGCATCGAATCGTAGCTTGGCGTAAGGCTGGTGAAATACTCGCCAACTACGGCAAGAAGGGTGATAAGATCTACGTCGAAGGATCTCTTCAAACCAAAAGCTGGGGCGATGAGGGGGATAAGAAATATTCAACAGAAGTAGTCGTACGGGATCTGACGTTTCTTGGTGGCGCTAAGAGAGAAAGTGGTGGCAGTAGTGAGCCAAGGCCAGTGCCCGATTCTCCAGCGAATGAAGATGAACTTCCCTTTTAATGGGCAAATCAAAAGAACAGGTTCCTAAAACACTAGATCAGCTATCTGACGACGACCTGTTCAAAGAGTATCAGTCTCGCAAAAAAGCTAGCACTGATCTCATGAAGTTTATTCAGTATACAAAGGTAGACTTCAATCCTTCGCTACATCATCACTATTTGTCAGAAAAACTAGAGGGGGTCATCAATGGCGATATCAAAAGGCTTATCGTCACGATGCCCCCTCGTCATGGCAAATCTGAAATGGCTTCCCGTAGGCTCCCCGCTTACTACTTGGGGAAGCATCCCAATAGAGAGATAATCTGCGCGACCTACAACTCTGACTTTGCCTCTGAGTTTGGCAGAAATGTGAGGGAGATTGTCAACGCAGAAGAGTATGCCAATGTCTTCCCGGACATAGCAATAAAGTCCACGGATCGTGCCGCTGATCGATGGTCTCTCACGACTGGTGGAGGGTTTCGAGCGGCTGGCGTAGGTGGAGGTCTCACTGGTAGAGGTGGTCACCTTATTATCATTGACGATCCGATCAAGTCAAGGGAAGAGGCAGACTCTAAGCTACAGAGAGATCGTATCTGGGATTGGTACAGGTCAGTGGTTTATACTCGACAAGCCCCAGATTGCGCGTTTATCATAATTCAAACCAGATGGCATGACGATGACTTGGCGGGTAGACTGCTGTCCGAGTCTGAGTCTGAGGGCGAGAAGTGGGAGCTTGTAAATTTTCCAGCGTTAGCGTATGGGCAAGATGCCTTGGGGCGCAAAGAAGGCGAACCCCTATGGCCCAACTGGTTTCCAACCCAGATGTTAGAGCAAGTTCGTCGTACGATAGGACCACGAGAATGGAGCGCACTTTACCAACAAACACCTGTTGAGGATGATGGATCTTACTTTAAGAGGCAGTGGATAGAAGATTTTATGTATGACAGAGGCCGCCTCTTAGAGCAATGGGATTCAGGCTCTAAGAACTTGCACATTTATGGGGCGTCCGATTATGCTGTCACCTCTCAAGGTGGCGATTATACGGTACATATTGTGGTTGGAGTAGATGAGTCACACAACATATACATACTAGACCTATGGAGAGCACAGACAACTCCGGAAGAGTGGGTTGACTCTTTTTGCGATCTTGTGTTAGAATGGAAGCCACTTCGATGGGGAGAAGAGTCCGGGCAAATTATAAAATCTGTTGGGCCTTTTCTACAGCGAAGAATGACAGAAAGACAGGCATATTGCGCTAGGGAGCCATATAGTAGTACGAGGGACAAGGCAAGCAGGGCACGGTCTATTCAAGCAAGAATGGCAATGGGTAAGGTTTTTTGGCCAAGGCACCAATCTTGGATTGGCGATATGATGCATGAGATGCTTCGTTTTCCAGCTGGAACTCACGACGATATGGTAGATGCACTTTCTCTAATCGGGAGAATGATGGACACTCTGTCTGCGGCTCCGGAGGTTGAGTTTGGCCCATCTGAGGATTTGGTGCCAACCACTTGGGGTGATGCTTGGAAAAATCACATTCGACAGAAAAAAGGACGAAGGTCTGGTGGTGGCATAGTCATGCCATAGCCCACTTGACATACTTTTATTATAGAGGTATATTCCACTAACTTGCATTATACTGCGAGACAAGGACTTACGATCACAATATGATTATACACATTAGGCGGTTTCTTTATGGCATCCTACCCTAAGGGCGAGGAGTCTAGGATTGAGTACTGGAGAAGGCAAATCCAGTACGCCGAAGAGCTAATGGACCCACTGTGGCAAGCCTCTGATATACTTCATAAGCAATATATCAATGAGGCGACCACTGAGCGGGAAAAAAGAGAAGAGCAGGAGGACGAAAGGGAAAATCATATCTCTAGAGTCAAGGCCAACTTGATTTTTGGATGGGTTGACCAGTCCGTAGCGAATCTTCTTGAGCGCAACCCCGCTTTCTTGGTCACACCCAGAACTCGCGAGTCTACGGCGGGCAGTCAGACCGTAAAGCACATAGTTGATTACTGGTATCGGGAAACGGAGCAGTTAAGGCAAGATGAGCGGATATTGCTTGATGCTTTTCTTGGTCCCTACGGCGTAAAGAAGTTAGGGTGGACGGTAGACTACGATCAGCGGATACATGACTCAGTAGAAAATGCGGAATTTCAATTAGATACACCCGAAGAAGAGATATTAATCTTATCCACGGGCGTAGACACTAGAGTCGCTAGAGAGCAGGATCATCAGCTTTTTATAGACCATCATGTAAATTGGCTTCAAGATCCAGTCAATACTCAAAACCTCCCCGAAACATCAGAAGAGTCAATCCAATTAAACATTAAGATTCGCAAGGGGATGCTGGAGCAGGGAGATGATCCTGACCGGAATACCGCCATTGACTGGGAAGCGCCCTTTGGAGTACGCTGGAGACCCAAGGACTTCTTGGTAGATCCATTAGCTCAGGATGGCATAAGGGATGCAAGGTGGATTGCTTTTCGATTCCGTAGGCCCGTAGAAGATTTTCAGTCTAATCCTATATACGACAACACGGAAGACTTGGAGCCTACGGGTAGGATGGAAGAAGCTCCAGAGCATGATCAAAATTCAGCCATAGCAGATGATGATTTTGGCCTAGTAGTTGGGTGGGAGATATGGGCTAGGAATTTCCCTGTTACTTCTAAGAATCGTGCAAATATGCTTATCACAATAGCTGATGGGCATGACAAGATATTACAGCACGACGAAGAGTGGCCAATACCTACGTTAGATGATTATCCCGCTGAAGTTCTTTCGATTAACTACACCTCAGAAACATGGTACTCTAAGCCAGCACTATTGCTTGCTGGTGCAGACAACATACAAGCCTTGGCCCACGAAATCCTCGACTCATATCTTTCTGTGATCCGAAAGCAGAAGAATGTCTTAATGTACGACAGGGAGGTGGTCACAGACGATATAATTGAGGAACTATTAGCTGCCCCAGATATGACTGCGATTCCCGCTCCGGGTTTGTCCGGAAAACCAAATGCAGTTCAGCCACTTCAATTTGGCCAAATATCAGATGACAAAGGGCAGATGTTAAATGTCATACGGCAGTTGTTTGATCAAGCGGCTGGCACTCCTCAGCCTGTGAGCTTACCGGGTGAACAAACCGCCACTGAGTCTTCGATTTCGGAACGAAGAACAACTGCTCGCGAGCAACGTAGAGGCAATTTATTAAGTCAGCTTCAAGTTAATACTGCTCGCAAGTTTTGGCAGATGACAGTTTACTTTAGACCGGAGAGGGCAGTATTAATAGATCCACAGGCAGAGTTGTGGATGAACGTAGACGAGGGAACTGCTCGCGGTGAGTATCGATTCTCTATGGATGTAGCAAGTCAAGCAAATGCTATTGCCCTTGAGCGCAAAAACTGGATGGATCTACTTAATCTATTTTCTGGTCTTACGGGGATATGGCAGCAAGTGTATCAAAAGCCTCCCAACTTAGCGGCATTGGCTGGAAAGCTGTTGACTCGCGGATACAACATACAGAATCCAGAAGAGATAGTTCCCGGAATGAGTGCCGCATCTGGAAGCAACCCTCTTGAAGAACTCTTGACCCCCTCAAATAGAGAAGGCACCACTGGTGCTGACATGGCGGGAGCGGGGGGAGAAGACCTTGGTGAGCTACTATCACAAGCTGGAGGCAGGGCTGCGCCAAGTGTAGATGGTGAGCCAGCAAGAGTTGAAGAGGCTGGTCAAGGTGGCCAAGCTGCTCTTCCTAGAGCGTTTAATGAACCAGCAACTTCGCCTTCTCAAGAGGGCGCTAACTCAGAGACAGTATAATGGC